ACACAAATCGTTTTTAAACCACTTTACAAGCACTCTAATGGTGTTTATAGTGTTGTGTGCTATATTCTATTGTTTAATGTATTTTAAAGCGCTGTAAGATGAAAAATAGAAATTTAGAATTTTGGAATAAAGGTTGGGAATTAACCTATGAATTTACAGGTTGGACTTATTCAATTGCGGGAACTTGGGAATTTAACGACTATGACGAAGTTTCGGAGTTTGCATTTATAGAATTAGACGTTGATGTTAGCGAAAAGTGGTTAACAGAAACAGACGACCATTTACAACCGCACGTTCTTGGGGTTCGTATTTTAGAAGATTTACGTTTAGAAATGCAGGAAGCAATAAACAGCGATTTAGTACACTACAATTTTTGGGAATGGAAAGCGAGTAACGATAAAAGTAATTATAATTTTTACCACGAACTATGACAAGCGGAACAATTTACGACCAATTAGATTGGTGGCAACGACAATGGCGGGGTTCATTTGATTTAGGGTTATACCTTGAGATTTGCAGAATTAAAAAAAACGAACAAATAAAATATAAAGAAATGAAAAGATTTAAAGCAACATTTAAAACTTGGGCGTATGTTGGAGCGCCTGTTAAGTTAGAAACACGAATAGTTGAAGCTTACGACATCCAGCACGTTAAAAACTTAATACAAAAGAACGACGATATTATTTTAGAAATTAAACAAATAGAAAAATGAAAAACGAAATAATTTATTCTTATTTAATAGAAGATACAACAAACAATCTATATAAAATAGGCAAGTCGAATGACCCAATAAATAGGTTAAAAACTTTTAAAGTAAGCAACCCTTTTGTTAAATTAATAGGCGTAAGTTTTATTAAAGAAAAATATTTACATTCAGTATATTTTAAATATAGAATTGTTGGTGAATGGTTTAATTTTCCAAATGAAATAAAAAGTGAAGTTTTTAAATTATTTAAACCTATAACTAAAATAGCCGAAAAAAATAAAAGCTACATATTAAACGATTATTTTATAAACCACTCTGTAATTTTAAATGAACTTGTAATTTTAGAACAAGAAAAAAATTATAAGGCAATTTCTAATTTAACAGGTTTAATATATGAGAAAATTGGAGCGCAAAATTATAGAAAATTATTAGCTGAAGATGACGAATTTAACAGAATAGTTTCAAGTGCAATATATATGAGTTTATAAATAACAAGTAAAAACTATAAAAATGATAGAACTAATAAAAGAAATAATAGAACAAGACGGACTTGCAAAGAAAAACCGAAAACGTGAAATAGTACACAGGCGAATTTATTTGTTTAGAAAGCTGCGAGAAGACGGACACACACTAAAAGGAATTGGAAGTTTATTTAATATGAACCACGCAACAATATTACACGGTTTAAATACTTACCAAAATTTAGTTGACACAAACGACAAACTATTTTTACACGATGTTGAGTATTACAAATTACTTTTAAGTTTAGAACGTCCGGAACTTGACTTGCGAAAAGAAATCAAAGAAGCAAAGAACTTAAAAGACTTGCGTAAAATTCAGTCAAGAATAAAAAATAAATTTTATTAATCGTGTTTATGTTAAAATAATTATTAAATTTGCAATTGTACGGTCTAACATTATAAGTACAAAAAGGAATTATTGCCCTTGTTTATGAAGTTGAAGTTAGACCCAACGGATTGAGCAAGGGTATTTTTATTTAAAAAATTATAGTTATGAGCGGTTGGATTAAAATACACAGGAAATTTTTAGATTGGGAATGGTTTAATAAGTCTGAAGCTGTACACTTGTTTTTGTATATGCTTATTAAAGCTAATCACAAGGACAATAAATGGCAAGGTAACGATGTAAAACGTGGGCAATTTATTTCGTCTTTAGGTAATATTTCGAGTTCTACAGGAATAACTATTCAGCAAATAAGAACCATTTTAAAAAAGTTAGAAAAAACGAATGAAATTGTAGTAAAATCAACAAGCCAATTTACTATCGTAACTATTTGTAAATATGAATGTTACCAAGATGAAAATGAAGACACTAACAAACCAATAACAAACAATCAACAAACGACTAACAAACAATCAACAACAAACAAGAATGAAAAGAAAGAAAAGAATGAAAAAGAAGTAATTTTAGATAGTTGGATTGAATACAGGAAGTCGGCAAAAAAGACTTTAACACAACAAAGCATAAAATCTATTTTAGTTAAAATGGAAAAATATACAAATGAACAATGTAAGTTTGTAATAAACAAATCAATCGAACAAGGTTGGCAAGGGTTGTTTTGGGACAACATACAAACAATACAAGAAGTTAACGAACCTAAAAAATGGAAAGCACCGTGGAGTTAAATGGATATAAAATAACCGAAGCCGGAGACGTAATTACCCAACTATTTAAGTATAGAGACAATTACAACAATAAAGGCAAATATTTAGGATTTAAAAGTTTGCACGAACATTATTCTATGAGTTTAGGAAATTGTACGGATTGGACAGGTTTCCCTATGAGTGGCAAAACACAAGTATTAATGGAATGTTTAATGAACACTTCTAAATTTTATGGTTGGAAGCATTTAGTTTACTTTCCGGATGTTGGTTCTAATGTAGAAATAATTGCTGATTTAATACATAAGAAAACAGGCAAGAGTTTCAACCCATTAGACCGGAACACTATTGAAGACAAAGAAATAACACAAGCTATTGATTGGGTATTAGAACATTTTAAGGTATTAACTAAAAAAGATGTTAAGGCAAAACTTACACCAATACAATTTTGGGATATGGCTGTTGAACTAAAAAAACACGATGAACTACACACAGCTTCAATTGATAGTTGGAAGGACTTAAACCACCCATATAACGATTATGGCGGATATGCACAATATTTAGAATATGTTTTGCCGTATAGAAACCAAATTGCAGAAGACAATGATTTACATTTGCACACGATTATACATCCTAAACTAACTGAAAAAGAAAACGGAAAAAGAAACGCTCCTGTTCCTTACGATTTAAAAGGTGGCAGCGAATGGTTTAATAGTGGTAAATGTATGATAACAGTACACAGGCAAGACCCTACATTTAATTTAGCTGAATTACACTTTAATAAAATTAAACCACGTTCAAACGGAAATATTGGAATGATTGAAATTTGGTTTGATAAAGAAAAATTGTGTTACTTTGAACAATCAAATCCTGCGCCAAATGTATATGAAAAAACTTTTGCTTGTAAACAAATAATATAAAAACTAAAAAAATGGAACTTGACTTATTGAGCAGTAGAATTAATCTTAACCACACTTGTTTAAAATTAGAAATTAGTTTGTATGAGATAAAAACGAAACATCCTAAAAGAACTGATTTAATAACATCAATGCAATCTTCTTTAAAAGACATAAGACGAGCAATGGTTGTTTATGAAGTCTTGGAAAAGGAGTTTAGAGTTGCAAGGCAAACAAACTTTAATTTAGAGCGGTTAAATTTGGAACAAAAACAAGAAATACAAAACCTAAAAAGACAAATTGAACTTAACAATATTGACTTATGAAAGTATTAAATTTATATGCTTGTTTAGGCGGTAACCGTTACAAATGGGATGAAGTGGCAAATATTGAAGTAACCGCAGTAGAACTTGACCCTGAAGCTGCACGACTTTATAAAGAAAGATTTCCAAACGACACGGTAATTGTAGCAGACGCACACCAATATTTATTAGACCATTTTAAAGAATTCGATTTTATTTGGAGTTCTCCACCTTGTCCAAGTCACTCAAGAGCAAGGTATTGGAATAGTTCAAATTACGATACTACAACCGAAGCAATTTACCCAGATTTAAAATTATATGAAGAAATTTTGTTTTTGCAGCATTATTACAAAACAGGAAAATGGGTTGTTGAAAATGTAATACCTTATTACGAACCATTGGTTCCTGCAATAAAAAAAGGACGTCATTTATATTGGACAAACTTTAAATTACCAAACGATTTAAAAGATAGAAGATTTGCTATTTCATCTGCTAAACAAGAATTAAAAGGATTATGTGAATTTCACAAATACGATTTTACTAAATATAAAGGCGAACAATCAATGTTAAAAATGGCTCGTAATTTAGTTGACTATGAAGCAGGTAAAACAATTCTTGAAACTGCATTAGGAATAATTAAAAAATCAAATACTAACCAAACATCAATTTTTGATTATGAAAACGACTAAAAAATGTTTTAACTGCAAAGAAGAATTTACACCGTTCAGCACCTTACAAAAGTTTTGTTTAAAAAACGAATGTATAAAAGCAATGGTTGAAACACAAAAGTTAAAGGAGTGGAACAAGAAAAAAAAGAAGTTAGTTGAAAATTTAAAAACTTCAAGTGATTATTTAAAAATTGCTCAACAGGTTTTTAATAAGTTTATCCGAAAACGTGACGCTGGATTAAATTGCATATCGTGTAACAAACCTTGTAAAAAAGAAAATGCCGGACATTACTATTCGCAAGGTGGACACTCAAACGTAAGGTTTAACGAAGACAACGTACACTTGCAATGCGAAGCCTGTAACACTTATTTAAGTGGTAACCTGTTGAACTATCAAATAGGTATAGAAAAACGAATAGGAGCGCAAAGATTAATGGAGCTTCAAGCAAAAGCACACGATGTTAAAAAATGGACAAAAGACGAACTAAAAGAATTAATAGAAACATATAAACAAAAACTAAAATGAATTACAACAACGACTTTAAACACGATTTAGAAGTAGGGCAAGTTTATGAAAAAGAACTTGGAAACTTACTGCAAAAAAAAGTAGAAGTTAAACGAGACTTTCGATGTTTAGAAACTAAAAACGTTTTTGTAGAATATGAAAGTAGGGGCAAACCTTCAGGAATAGCAACAAGCGAAGCCGACTATTATTGTTTTTGGTTCAGCGATGTTCACTGCGTAATTATAAAAACGGACAAATTAAAAGAACACTGCCGTAAATGGATAGGAACAAACCGAGATGTTTTAGGCGGTGACAATAACACAAGCAAAGGTGTTTTACTACCGATAACAATTTTTTTTGAAGATATTTATTAAAAATAGTTGTTTATTAAATAAGTATTTGTATATTTGTATATATTATTAACTTAAATTATTTAACTATGAAACATTTATTTAAAAGTTTAGCAGCGTTCCAACAAGAAGTTCCTGTTATTCACAAAGCAACACAAGGTTACGGTTACACCTATGCAGACTTGCCGAAAATCTTTGAAGTAATTAACCCGTTACTAAAAAAACACGGTTTAGGATTTACACAACTAATTAACGGAACACAAATTGCAACTTGTTTATTTCACGTTGAAAGCGCAGAAAGTATCGAAAGTAAAATAGATATTCCGCAAGGAGTAATTTTAAAAGGAATGAACGAGTTCCAAGTTTTAGGAAGTGCAATTACTTATTTGCGTAGATACGCATTAAGTTCAATGCTTGGTTTAGTTACGGACAAAGACACAGACGCTTCTGGAGAACAAGTAAAACACGAACCTAAAAAGTCTACCATAGACAACGCAAGGTTTCAAAAAGCTATTGACGCAATAAGCAAAGGAGAATATACAGTTGAAGAACTAACAACAAAGTTTAGTTTAACACCTGCACAATTAAAAACGTTAGAAGTATGAAAATACGTTGTTCAGCATTGGGGCGGTTAATGACCGCTCCACGCACCAAGACCGAGACATTAAGCAAGACCGCAAAGAGTTATATACAAGAACTTGTTTTAGAACACAAATACGGCATTAAAAAAGAGTTTAGTTCACGTTACACGGACAAAGGTTTACAATGCGAAGACGAAGCAATTAGTTTGGTAAACGATGTTTTAGGATTAGGGTTTATTTTTAAGAACGAAGAACACTTTAACAACGAATGGATTACAGGAACACCCGACGTAAACACGAATGAAATTTTATTAGACATAAAATGTAGTTACGAAGCGCATACTTTTCCGTTCTTTGAAGATGAAATACCTACAAAAGATTATTACTATCAATTACAGGGTTATATGTGGCTAACAGGAAAAGCCGAAGCGTTGTTATGTTATTGTTTAGTAAACACTCCTTTAGAAATAGTTGAAGACGAAATACGCAGGGAACATTGGAAGCAATTTAAAATTGACGAAGACGCAGAAATTAGAGAATACGTAGAAAAGAAACATAACTTTGACCACCTTCCAGAACAAACAAAAGTAAAAGTTTTTAAAATAGAACGTGATGAAACTGTAATTTGGGAAATACAAAACAAAGTAGAAGAAGCAAGAATTTATTTTAACAGTTTAATTGAAACAATATGATGCGTATTTATACGATAATATACGATAAGATATGAAAGCAATACTTGAATTTAACTTACCTGAAGACAAAGAAGATTTTGACTTTGCAACCAAAGGAATTAATTACTACGCAGCACTTGTTGAGTTTGACAATTGGTTAAGAAGCGAATACAAGTACAACGGTAACGAAGCAATGTTTGAAGTAAGGGAAAAACTAAACTATTTTATTAACGAAAACAATGTAACAATATGAAAGAAAAAACAATAGCAATTATTATTTGGATAGCAATTTATGGTTTTGCTGCCGTTGGTATTTACAATTTATTTAATTGGTTGATATGACACCAAAAGAAAAAGCCGAAGACATTTTAGATAAATGTTACGGAGTAGAAGTAGAATCAGTTTACTTTGGAGTTAACCATTATTTAGCCAAAAAATTTGCATTAATAGTAGTTGATGAAGTACAACAATTAATTAAAGATTTAAGTTCTTGTAAAAATAGGTTTATTTATATTATAGATGAAATGAATTATTGGCAAGAAGTCAAACAAGAAATTGAAAACATAGATGCAGAATACAAAAAAGCTGACAAAGAAGCTTTTAACTTAATCAACAAAAAAACGAAACTATGAACATACAAATACAAGACAAAAACGTTTTAAGCGTAATGGCTAAATTTAAAGAACGTTCAGAAGCTGGAATAAAGAAATACAAGACAACGTTAGAACGAACGGATTTAACAACGTTAGAATGGCTAACACACGCACAAGAAGAAGCAATGGACTTTGTTCTATACTTGGAGCGACTTAAACACGAATACAAACTAAATAAATAAATAAAAATGGAAACAAGAAACAACACAGGTGCAATTTTTAAGAACGACAACAAAAAAGCGGAAAACCATCCGGACTACAAAGGAAAAGTAAATGTAAACGGCAAGGATATGGAAGTAGCTTTGTGGTTGAAGACTTCAGCAAAAGGAGTTAAATTTATGTCGGCTTCATTTAGTGAACCATTTGTAAAGAATGAGCCACAAATAAATAAAAATGAGCCACAAAATACAAAAATTAATAGTACATTAAAGCAAACAATTATACACGAAAGCAATTTCGATAATGATGACTTACCGTTTTAATTATGCACATACAAGACGAACAGTTACGCAAGGAATTAAAAAAGATTTTAGCTTTTAAAAAACGAAACAGCATAGTAAAAGAAATACAGGACAAAGGAAACAAATTTCATTTTTTCCAACTTACAAACTTCTTGGAAGGCAAAGACGTTTCACTTTCAACGCTTAAAAAAATAGATTACTTCGTAAATAGATAAAATTTTTAGATTAAAAACGTAGGCGCAGACTTAATTGTTTGCGCTTTTTTTGTT